ATAATAAAGAATTAATACAATGTCGGATTGCTTTACAAGTTTTAGATGAACTGATAGCTGAAAAAGAAGAAAGCAAAACAGTCAACGGAGCAAAACAATACAATGTCACTATTGTATCAAAGTAAAATATAAGGCACTATCGCATAGGTAGTGCTTTTTCTATACCCAAAAACAGGTAAAAGGAGGTGATTAACATGCCAAAAGCAACACGCTTAGGCGACAATGACACCGGCCACGATGCCTGCGCACCTACAGCGCTTGTTACAGCAAGCGCTGATGTTATCATCAACGGCAAAGGCGCTGGCCGTGTGGGTGACAGCTATGCGCCTCATGGCTGCGTGGCACACCCGACGCACAGTGGAGTAATATCCAGCGGGAGCGCCAGTGTTTATATCAACGGCAAGGCTGCTGGCAGAATAGGGGACAGCGTAAGCTGTGGTGGGAGTGTGGCGGCGGGTAGCAGTAATGTAATGATTGGAGGTTGATAGTATGCTTGTAGGATTCATGGCTGATATACCATTTATAGTGTCCAGCCGCTTTATCCGTACATTCGATGATTATGGGCGTGGTAGCGCAGGGCGCTGGGCGCAGCATGATATTATTGGCGATAAGCCGGTGCTTGAGTTTATCGGTCCGGGTGTAGAGAAGATTAGCTTTTCTATGCATCTGCGTGCTGATCATGGCATAAACCCGGCTAAGGAGCTTGAAAAACTGCGAAAGCTTCGTGATACAGGCCAATATTTTCCCTTGGTTATCGGTGGTAAGTTGATTACTGATAACATGTGGGTTATCGAAAGCTTGGATGAAAGCGTTTCCTTCTGGGGCAAGTTTGGCAGCATTATGAGTGCTAAAGTAAGCGTAACGCTGAAAGAATACGCAGGAGGGCTGAAAGTATTATGATTTATGATGTTTTAGCTCAGCCAATGCAAGGTATTGATTTTGCACCAGCATCAGAAGTTGCGGAAATCCTGCAAAATCTGCGTACAATAATTACCACTACAAAATATTCTGTGCCGCTTGACCGCGATTTTGGCGTTGATGCTGAGATGCTCGACCTGCCAATCAATGTAGCGCAGGCAAAGCTGCAGTCAGAAATGATTACGGCCATTAAAAAATATGAGCCACGTGTAGAGATAACATCAATCAGTTTTACCGGCACGGTAGACGGCGTGCTGATACCGAAAGTGCAGGTGAGAATAAAAGATGACAACGAGTAAATTAGATAACCTGGCCGACATCGTGTTTGTTGATGCTGATGCCGATGAGGTTGAGAGCTATGTAATTGGCAGATACGAGGCTATTACCGGCAGGACGCTGGCCAAAGGCGACCCGGTAAGGCTGTTTCTGTTGACAATCGCGGCGCTCATCGTGCTGCTGCTCAACAAAATCAACGAGACCGGTAAGCAGAACCTGCTCAGATACGCTACCGGTGATAACCTGGACCATCTGGGCGCGCTTGTAGGTGTTGAGCGCATCCCGGCAAAAGCTGCTGTGACTACCATGCGCATCAGGTTGTCTGCTAAGCTGCAGACAGCAACAATCATCCCTGCAGGCACACGTTTTACTGCAGGCGATAATGTGTTTTTTGCATTAGATGCCCCGCTGGTTATTGATGCGGGCGCAACCAGTGCTGACGGCAGCGCAATCTGCCTGACAAAAGGCGAGCTGGGTAACGGCTATGTAGCTGGCCAGCTCAAGACGTTGGTTGACCCGGTGCCGTATGTGGATAGCGTGGCAAACATCACCACGTCTGAGGGTGGCGCTGAGGTCCAGTCAGACGACAGCTACCGTGAGGATATCCGCCGCGCCCCGGAAAACTTTAGTACGGCAGGGCCTGAAGGCGCTTATATCTACCATGCCAAAAGGGCGTCAACAAAGATTGCTGACGTTACGGTATGGTCGCCAGAAGCGGGCAAGGTGGAGGTAAGGCCGTTGCTGGCGGGCGGCGAGCTGCCCGGCGATGAGATGCTGCAGCAGGTCAAGACTACGCTTGACGATAAAAAGGTAAGGCCGCTGACTGATAACATCAGTGTACTGGCTCCTGAACAGGTAACCTATAACCTCAGCTTGACATATTATATCGCCAGCGACAACAAGGCACAGGCGACAGCTATCCAAAACGCCGTCAATGCGGCCGTTGACGATTATGTCCTGTGGCAGAAGTCAAAGCTGGGTCGTGACATCAATCCGTCTGAGCTTATCGTAAGAGTGATGGCTGCAGGCGCAAAACGCGTAGCTGTGACTGCTCCGGTGTTTACCGCGACAACTGATACACAGGTGGCTGTCTGCGGCACAAAGACTGTGACGCTGGGAGGGATAGAGGATGCTTGAGCTTAAGGATAATGCCCTGCAGCGCATCCTGCCAAGCTCCATCAGCGGCGATGCAACGGTAAAGGACATCGTGCAGGCCATCTCCGGCAGGCTGGCGCAGCTGGGTGAGCAGGCTGAGCTTGTCTTAATCTTGCCGCGTCTCAAAAAGCTGCCGGAAGAAATCGTCGATGAGCTGGCGTGGCAATATCACGTGGATTTTTATGACGTTTCGGCCGACATCGCAAAAAAGCGGGAGCTTGTACGCAAAGCTATTGCCTGCCACCGTTACAAAGGCACTCCCGCAGCGGTTGAAGAAGTCTGCTCAGCAGCTTTTGATACCGCCGAGGTGCTGGAATGGTATGAATATGGTGGCAAGCCATATCATTTCAAGGTGCGCATGGTGCAGGAGTCCATCCCGGACGAAGCGGCTATGGCTGAGATGGTCAAAGCTATCAACAGCGCCAAGAATATCCGGAGTTGGCTGGACAGCATGACTTTCTACTATCGTCCGGAAGGCAAGATTTATACGGTTGGCGTGCTTTGCCAGCATAAAAAATTATTTTTCAGGATATGAAGGAGGTGAGCGGATATGTTGTGCATAGAATATGACGGTCCGCACAAAAACAGGATAACGCTGACGCGCGGCGACAGCGCCACGCTGAAGCTCAAGCTGTATGATGCGCAGAACAAGCCTGTACTGCTGACTGAGGCTGACAGAGCTGTGCTGACGGTCAAACAGGATATCGACAGTACTGCTGCCGTGCTGCAGCTGGAGGCAAAGGAAAAACAGTTTGATTTTGCTCCAGCCGATACGGCTGGCCTTTCCTGCGGCCAGTACTGCTACGATGTGCAGGTAACGTTGTCAGATACGGACGTGTATACGGTAATCCCGCCCTCCGATTTTATCCTGGCTAAAGGGGTGACCTGATGTGCGTGACGGCGAGTTAAAAGGCCTGATTGTCCATAAAGCCGGCCTTTTCGGACGCCTTGAAAGCGCTAAAGAAATCCGCGGCTATATAGGCTGCGGGATAAAAAAGGTCAGTGATTATGTGCCGGAGGAAGAATACCACGGCACTTATGAGGCTGTATCAAAGGCTTTTGAGGACAGCTATCTGGAAACAAAAAACAAACGCCTCAGAGACAATATACACGTCAAGGAAATCCCCTACTATGAGACAAGCAACTTGTCCGACGGGGTGACGGTATATATCGGAAGCGAAATCGAATTTGAATAAACGGAGGTACGCTAATGTCAAATTGGGGTAAACCGGTATTGACCAAGCAGGGCCTTAAGCTGCAGGCCAAGGTCGATGCCGGCAGTCGTATGCAGCTTACACAATGCAAGATTGGCAGCGGTACGCTCAGCAGCGGGCAGAACCTTGAGGACCTGACAGCGCTGATTGCGCCTGTGCAGACGCTGCCTATTGCAAGCATCAACTACTCGGAAAACAACAGCGCCTGCGTGATTGCAGCCGTGACAGATAACAGCAATGTAACCAGCGGCTATTATCTGCGTGAGTTTGGCGTGTATGCGCGCGATCCGGATGATGGCGAGATACTGTACGCGGTAGCCCAGGACTCAAACCCGGATTACATCCCGCCAAGAGGCACGTCAGCAGTAATCAGTCAGGAAATCGGCGTGGCGTTATCGTTTAGTAATGCTGCCAACGTTACTGCTTATGTTAACACATCGGCTATTGCAACAATAACCTACGTCAATAGCTATGTGGCATCTGCCGTAGCGGACCTTAAAGATATGACCGGTGCATCCCCTGCGCAGGGCGGCATCCATGGGCTTGTGCCGGCACCGGGTCGCGGCGTTACGAAAAACCGCTTTTTGCAGGCCGACGGAACGTGGGCCTTTGTCAATGAGATGACCGGCGCTTCGTCGGGGGCAGCAGGTGTAAGCGGCCTTGTCCCGGCTCCTGCCGCAGGTAGCAACATCAGATATCTGTGCGCTGACGGAACCTGGAAAGAGGTTGACCTGGACAGCGCCAAAACCAAACTCGTGATGTACTCGTGAGGTGGCGGATATGCGATATAAGATAATGGTCAAGGGCGCTGCATACAAGGCAGCCAGAACAGCAAAATTGTACACCGCTCAGATATACCGCGCCGTCAGCATAAAGCTGATAATTACGCTCTCGGACGGCACTCCGCTGAGCGGCCAGACCGTCAACATTAACGGCACGGACATGGCCACCGGGCCGACCGGGCAGGTTATACTGACCGGCGACATGGGGCTGACCGCAAAGCTCCATATCATCTACAACGTCACCTATATTGCTGACGTTGATGTTACCTATATAGCCGATACCTCGTATACCGTGACGCTGGAAGAGCATGTGGCGGCTGGCAGTGTAAGCGTTGGTGTATGGAATTACTATAGCAGTAATTTCGGGAAAAAATCTTATACGCTTACAATTCCTGCAGTTGTAAAAATCATCAAGATAACAGGTACAGGCTTCGATGGTTGGAGTGATGAATCAACAGACTCTGCGTATGTAGGCACGAGTGGAAAAACAGAGCAATCTGGCAATACTGTAATCCAATATGGTAATGGCAGTTTCAATAAATACGTTGGTGTGACTGCTGGCAAGAGCTATACACTGTATGGCAGATGGATAAAAGATGCAGTTATAGCATGGTCTGATGAAATCAACACCCATAAAGCAGATGTGAAGATTTAGGAGGGTATGTATGGCAAAAATAGCTCATGTCATGTATGGCAGAGTAAGGGCAGTATATGACACAGATATGACGTTTGAGGAATGGAGATTAGCTCATTCTCCTGCAATGATGTTTGTCGATGTGACCGACACAGACGCAAAAGTAGGCGATGACGTTGACCTTAACGATGATGGCAGCTATACAATCGTTCCGCAGGAAGAGTGGTATAGAATTGCCGAAAAACGGCTCAACAATCAAAACACTTTCGCTGAGGAAAAGGAAATCAAACTGAATGAGCTTAACAATCTTGTAGCAAACACACTGCTGGATGCGTTTATGTACAGAGTAACAGTAGGGCAGAGAACATTTCTTGCAATGGAAAAACAAGCTCTTGCGTATATCAACGATAACAAAAAGGGCAGACTGCTACAGGAACTGGCAAAAGCTGAATGTGTCGATGTACAGACTATGGCTGAGCGTATCATGGAACGTCATAACAAGATTGCAGATACAAACGATAGACTGATTGGCTATTACGAAAAATGGCTTGACGTTATCAACAAAGCAAAGACTATCGATGAATTGAAGTGTATTGAATTCAGCGAGGTTGAGCAATGAATTACGATGAAGTGTTTCACAAAATAATCTTAAAACCGCCAAAAGACAAGGATAATCAGAAATATCTTGTCACACAGACGTTGGTACACCATTCTACGTATCAGGGATATAACAGACTGACAGACCCATTGAATATTGGGGGCAAGATGATTTCCCTTGTACCGGACAAAAAACTGGTAACATTGGAAGATGCTATCGAAGATGCGACCGACAATGTTGTAAAGAACATCAACGGCAGGGATGTATATCTGCTGTTGAGTGGCGGTATTGACAGCACGCTTGTGTTCTATGCGCTGGTTAAAAGAGGTATTCCGCTTACGGTGGTAAGTGACCAATACGCAGTCATGGAGTATATGCGACTGTATAAGCAGATACTGCATCACGAATTCAAGGATGTAAGTTTTTATCCATCACTGAAGAATTCGTTTGCAGAGCTTGCAAAAGATAAGAACATTTTGCTTGTGACAGGTGAGATTGGCGACCAGACTATGGGAACAATGGTGAACATGGAGCTTACGTACAAAGAACGTAATACAACTATGGCTGATGCAGTGAAGATTGACCTGTTGCATAAGATTTGCATAGGTGAGTTTAAAGGCAACTTCACGCAGTCTTGCATAGCAACGTATGGCGATGTTATTACATGGCTGGAGAAAACGCCTGAGAATTGCACAGTAGCTGAGTTTCTGTGGGCAGTCAACTTCATCTACAAATATCTGCTTGTCATCTACAGACTGTATATGTGTGGTATGGTGCAGTATGGCGAGGGAAAGAACGTAGTACATTTCTTTGACACGGAAAAATTCCAGCAATATGCAATGTCAAACTATGAGGAAAACTGCGCATACGTAAAAGACTATGAGTATAAACAGGCATTTAAAGATTGGATTTATACTCAGAACGGCGACGAAGAATTCCGCAAATATAAGCTGAAAGTGCCGTCGCTGCGTCTAAGCAACTATTGGAGAGAGAGGGTGCGGTTAGATGTGTGATTTTCTGTTATGGAAAAACGCCAAAAGCATATTCTATATGGCATCCATAGCTGCTACGTGGATATGGACTCCTGCAATATTCGTCAGCAGTGAGAAAGCATATTACAGTGGCTTAGATGGATTCCTGCTGTTCCTTATCCCTAACATCCTTACGCTTATGCTGTTTGCATATTTTGCATCGGTGGTAAGATGTAAGACAGATGGATTTACACTTACTGATGCTATTAAGGGTGCAGGAAAAGGGCAACAGAGGTTACACCTTGCAGTATCATGTACTATACTGATTTGCTCTACGTGCGTCCAACTTATGGGACTGCATACGCTGTTTGTGGCGTGGGGTGATATACCGAAATGGCTGTCAGCACTTACTGTATCAGTTATGGCGTTGGCTATGGTTTGGCGTGATGGCATCAAGGGCAGTATTCTTGCTGATTACAACAAGTATTTCCTAATGCTTTTTGGTGGGCTGATATTGCTTGCGGCAGTGCTGGCAGACGGCGGTTCTTTGAATATTATGGGCAGAAAACCCATACCTTTCATGGAGCTGTTAGGGGCATTCGGTATACCTACTATTATCGGTTTGTTGTCAGCACCGTATGTTGACCAGACTTTCTGGCAAAGAGTTTTCAGTATAGACAAAGACAAAATAAAATCGACTTTTATCGGCAGTGCGTTGATGTTTGGCATCATTCCTGCCGTTTTTGGTTTAATTGGTTTTTGTAGTGTTGGCGGTACAGAATGGACGATTGCGACGGCTTTTCAGTTATTTCCATTGAAAGTCATTCTTGCTATATGCGTATTATGTGCCCTGATTTCGACACTTGACAGTAATCTATGCGCCTTCTCATCTATTGTTTGTGCTGATATGAAACAGTCAATCAGCATTGGCAGATTATCTATGATAGCATTGATTGTTGTAGCATCTGCCGTAATGATAATGACAAACCTGGGTATTACAGATATGTTCTTGATTTATGGCACTATACGTACTTGTGTGGCACTACCGACAATACTAATTATTTTAAACAGATATAATCCGCAACGATTACTGTACTCAACCATATTATCAGTTACAGTTGCGCCATTGGGATTTATTGTAAGCGGCGGTAATTGGATATTTACTGTGCTTGCATTGATTATCCCAGTTTTTGGTTATGACAGGAGGTAAAAATGGCTCAGTCAACAACAAATCTCGGGAAGATACACGTCTTCCCGTCAGAAACACTATACAATCAATTTAAAGACATCATCGCAGATAACGATTTAGCGTTATTAAAAGATGATGGGGCGTACATCGTCGCCGCCCTGCTGGAGCAGAACGGCTATGTTAAATTTAGCAATGGGCTAATTCTGCAGTGGGGAAGTAGCAATGTGACTCATAGAGATACCACGGTAACGTTTCCCATTGCGTTCAGCGTTCTGTATAGCGTTGTGGGTGTTCCCAAAAGTAGTAGCAACCTAAGCGGCAGCAACAGCAATTTCGGCGTAAAAAGCCAAAATAATACGAGTTTTATCGCCAATATGTATGACAATGGAAATGGTTATGCAGGTTTTAACTGGTGCGCTTTTGGTAAAGCTTAAGCTTTACTTACATACCCAAAGCGATATAGTTGATAGCCGTACCCATGTATGTTGGCCACGTTATAGAGCTGTTAGTTCTCACAATCCAAGATGTGTTTTCAAAAGTTGCGTGGCCCCATGATTCCTGCGCTGTAGTGATGCAAAAAAAATTCTGAAATGATATCGGGAATTTTAGTGTTGCTGCTGTGCTTCTTCCCCACTGCTATACGCCGATGGATAACCAATATGCACGTTCAAAAGAAGTGAATGCGGAGTCAGGGGCTGCTACGCTAAAAGCAAATCCGTTGAGCGTAACATGACTTGCGTATATGTCTAATGTTGATACGCCGGGGGCAGAATGAAAAGCAGTCAAGCAAAATATTTGGGTCGAATAAGCAACTGGAAAGTTAACCGTCACATTATTGTATGACGTTGTATATCCCCACTGCTATGCTATACCTACACAAAAACAGATAGCTGACTCGTCGATGATATATGTTTCGAAAGCGATGGGCGATATACTTCTAATCCAGCCGTATTCACTTCCCGCGCTGCCTTTGCGATAACCCATCATGTCAGCATAATAGACAACAGCCAAAGGCAACGGATATGTCCATGTATATGTGGATGCTGCTTTTATTCCCCACTGCTATTGTCCGATAGCTATCCAATCGCGTCCGCCAGCATTACTGCCTGTCTTGACGTAAAACCTTGATACAGTGCGTTCCTGTTCTTCTGGATACTTTCCGCTGTTATATGTGCCAGAATAAGCAGATGTGACATCTGCATTAGAATTTAAATCGTAACTTGTAGATATACAGGTGTAGTTAACATTGGTAAATGAGATTGGGAATGTTATTTGCTCGTAATCAGTTGTACGAGCATGTTTTCCCCACTGCACAGAAAGGCTCATAACGTCTTAATTTAAACCTACGCTTATCATTACACCTAAATCATTAAAAAATCGCCCACAGGCAAAATCTGTGAGCGTAGAAAGGAAAAAACATGAATGATAAAAGAGTAAATCAATATCTTATCCTGCCAGAAGCAGGACAGAGAAAAGACACAAAGCTCGCAGTTGAGCATAGCGAAGAGCAAATTGCTGAGATGCTTAAACAAGGCTATGTAATCGTCAATCATGATGATTTTAACAAGCTCATCGGTAATGCTGACGGCGAGTACCTCATTGCTGATGACGGCAGTGTTTATCCTAAACCTGCACCTACAGACGCAGAGCTGCTGGCTGTTGCAAAGCCTGCCAAAATCGCAGAGCTTAAGGCTGAGCGTGACAGCAAAGAGGTTGAGCCGATTACCTACAACGGTAACAGATATGATTACGATGACAAAGCGCGCGAGCGCATCAACGCTGCCATCATTGCCTTAGACGTACAGGGAGCTGATGCGTCCATTGATTGGACTACTGCAGATAACGCCGATGTCAAGGTAACAGCCAACGATTTGCGTATGGTAATCGCCATGATTGCACAACGCTCAAACGCCCTACACGTGGCGTATAGAGCCGCTAAGGATAAGGTAGAGGCTGCGACAACTGTTGCTGAGGTTGATGCTGTTACTCTCAACCTCTAAAACGGCTCAAAACCTTGCTGTGACGGCGTTTGTGGCATGTTCCCGACAATCATGTCGGGGAGTAACACGTTAGCAACATTAAATCCACGATACGGCAAGGCTTAACAGTGCCAGCTCCTAGCAGATAAGCAACACGTTAGCAACACAGCCTATATCATATCAATAGCCTTTTTAAGCTCGTGCAGGCTCTTATGCGTGTACACGCCTTTTGTCACGCCTTGGCTGGCGTGGCCTAAGATACGCTTGACGGCCGTCTCGTTAGCTCCGGCGTTGTCGAGCATCGTGGCGCAGGTGTGGCGGCACTCATGCGGCGTGTGATGACAATTAGTCGCGTCCATGACGTTGTCAAAAAAAGCAATGTAACATCTGCGCTGGGGTACACTCCTCCGGTAAGCGACACAACCTATGTCAACGCGACAGCGTCAGCCGCAGGCCTGATGAGCAGCAGCGACAAAAGCAAGCTGGACAGCATAGCAGCTAACGCCAACAACTATATCCATCCTGCATCTCATCCGGCAAGCATGATAACCGGACTAGCTGCAGTGGCTACTAGCGGCAGCTATAATGATCTCAGCGACAAGCCGACCATCCCATCTGCATATACATTGCCGACGGCATCAAATACGGTTATGGGTGGCGTAAAGATTGGCAGTAATATTAGCGTGTCGAGCGGCACGATTAGTATCACTAAAAGCAATGTAACATCTGCGCTGGGGTACACTCCTCCGGTA